AATACCAATTGTACGAAAAATAAATTTTGGACTATCAAGATATTTTGGATTTAAAATATCAGAAGATATATCAGATATACCAGCTTTACAGCCAGAGTTAAGAGATGCATCAGCATACTATACCTCTCTTGTAAATGGAGGCATTATTACAGCAGCAGAGGCTAGAGAACGTCTTGGCTTTGAAGAAATAGAAGGAACAGAAGAAATTCGTATACCAGCAAATGTTGCTGGTTCTGCGGGAAATCCCGCAGAAGGTGGACGACCAAACGAGGGAGAAGAGTAAATGGCAATATATAGTCGAAGTAAAAAGAACAATCTACTGGATCAGTTGCAAGTATATTTTACAAAGAAAGGAAAAATACTAACTCCTATAGAGTTTAGAGATGCAAATGATGCAGGATTTATAAATCCTACTATAATTAGACAAGCTTTTGGAAACTGGGGTAAAATGCAAAATGCGTTAAAATTAAGATACCCTAACGGTATTAGTATTCCAAAAGAAAAACCTGCTGTAAAAGCAAAACCTGCTCTCAAAGCTAAGCCTGCTCCAAAAGCAGAAAAGAAGGCGAAGTAAATGAATAAAGTATTTAACTTACACTCTACGTTTAAATCAGAGGTTCATGAAGATGGATCTGTAATGGTACGTGGTATGGCAAGTACTGCTGATTTTGATCGTGTAGGAGATTCTATCTCCGCAGAAGCATGGGCAAAAGGTGGTCTTGGAAACTTCGAAAAGAACCCTATTATATTATTTAATCATGATTATAATAAGCCAATTGGACGAGCAACAAAAGTTACTCCAACAGCAGATGGCTTACACATGGAGGCAAAGATTAGTAAACATGCCGAGTGTGCAGATTTAATCAAAGACGGTGTCCTTGGAGCGTTTTCTGTCGGTTTCAAAGTCAAGGATGCTGACTATATCAAGGAAACTGACGGACTACAAATAAAGGACGCTGAGTTGTTTGAAGTATCAGTGGTATCGGTACCATGCAATCAAGCAGCAACCTTTTCTCTAGCGAAATCTTTCGAGTCTAAAGAGGCTTACGAGGATTTCAAAACAACTTTTAAAAGCGAGGAAGATTCCTCTTCACAGGAGATAGAAATGTCGGAAGAAACAAAAACTCCCGAAATCGACTTGGAAGCTTTTGCTAAAAAGGTGGCAGAGGAAACTGCTACTAAGATTGCAATGAAAGCGGCCGAGGCAAAA